GTAAGTAAGAGTAACGAAGTGAGCAGAATTGCTCTGCTCACTTTGTTTGTTTAGTCTAAATGCCCATCCTGATACTCTGCGTCTTACACATGCGGGGCATTTCCCACATGGAAATGGCATGTATCCTGTTTCTACTCCTTTCACTATTTCCATTTTCTTATGAAAGGGTGTTTGGCATCTAGTACTCATATTAGAACATTGGCGTTCCGAACTTAGGCATAGGTCTTACCGCTCTAATCTTGTGTAGTACTTGACAATACAAATTGTCTGTTCCCTCTGGCTCGTCTAATACCGCAAATATGCGGTCTACGTCCTCTGGTGCACACTCAATAAATGATTGAGATAGAGTAGGGTCTACGTTAAAAATTCTTCCTAAGTGCCAATAATCTAAAGTTGTTCTGAAATCTCCAGCTACTCGGTTTGCGCAAAATTTATATTCTGCATAGCGGGGTACATATCCGAACGTATTTGCTGCGTTGTTTGTGTATGCGTAAAGCTCGTTTTGAGTAACAGGTTGCTCTCCAATGTGTGCAAATGAAGGCCAGAAGAAATCAAGCGGGTCGTTTTTGAGATATGTTTTTGGAATTCCTTGCTGGTAAGCAGTTTTTGGCATAACGGACATAATTCCGATAATGTATCCATGTTCCTCACAGAAATATGTACCATATTTACCTGTTGTTACTGCTACTGCGTGTCCGGCCATATTACCCTGTGGCAATTGTCCTTCGTTTCCTGTTGTGTTAAGTACTTCTGATATAACTACTGGTGTTTTTACTCCTGTAATATATTCGGGGCGTTGTAACCTTTTGTCGCTACTTTTTACACCGAAATGCATAAGGATATTCTCAATATACCTTGTACCGCCACGTGCGTTTTTTTCTAACCATTCCTGTAAGCGAAATGCTCTGCGTAAATCGTTAATTGTTGTGGCTGAAATATTAAATTCATCTCCATCTACAAATAAAAAGTTAGGGTCTACTGTTGAACTTCCTAAATCTTGTTTTGCGTTAAATTGATCCCAAAATGATACAGATCCAGATTGAGGATAATCATCTGATAAAGCAGTTTTAGGATTTAATACATTACTCACTCTTACTGGAACATCATTCTCTATATTTCCGATTGGTATATCTACTGCTGCGCCTTTTTGTGCAAATGGTAATGCACTAGTGAAATAATCATGTTCCCATGCTCTAAGACGCATTTGTAATAAATCTGCTGCTGTTGCTATATTGTTTCCATCTGTTAATTGATAATCTACTTCAGGTACTAAATTTTGATCTCTATAATACTCGTTATAAATAGCTTGATAAGCTGCTAGTGGTAATGCGTTGATATTTTGCGTTACTGCTGGGCTGCTATTGTTTGGGGGTACTCCCAAATAATCCAAGAACTTTTTTTCTGCTGCTGTTGCACTTGGTAAATACTCTAAATAGGGTAATGTATGAGTTGTATTTGCATCTACTATAAACTTTTCCCAATTTTCCCAGGTTATCCTGTTTGGTACGAAAAAGTAGTGCATACTTACATCCATGCGGTGCATAACTGGTGCAAGTAGGGGTGCGAATCTGATTAAGCTATCACATCCAATGTTAAACATGTCACCGGGTACACACTCTATCACGCAAGTTGGTGTTAGTTGTCCCATTTTAGATGACATTTTTACGTCATGTGTTAAATCGAACACATTTTTCTTCGGTTTGCTTACTTCAACCGAGTTGAATAGGTTTTTGTTTGCCATTTTGGTTGGTTTTGTTTATATAGGTTTATAATCTAATACCTCCACGTGATACGTAATATTTGCGAAGCCTTTTAGTTTTTGACCGACGTTTGCGGTTTCTGCTCGAATAGAGTCTTCTGCGCATTGTGTTTAGTTTTAAGGGTTTATATTTATTGTTTGTTTAGTGTTTCTTAGTAATTATTAGCAATTTTCCTATAATTTATATTATATTCAATATCAGTTAAATACGCGATATAATTCTACTTTTTATATAATTTTTTTTCCACATATATGTGGATATCCCCTACCCTATCGGGTAGGGGGTTGTTTTTACTATTACCATCCTCCTGTAAAAAATTGTTTTATTAATTCAGCTATTGCTTTTCCTCCTTCTTTTGCTGCTTGTTTACCCAATTTTATAAAATTTTCTAAATCTCTTACTCCTTCTAATGGATTGTGAATTGCTCTAGCTAATAATCTTTCTTGATATGTGGCTGTTCTAGGATTTAATCCTAATTCTGTAAGTGTTAATTCAAATTCCTTGATCTTACCTGATGTTTCCAATATTTTTAACGTTTCCTTTAAATTCTCGATTTCTTGTCTAGTTTTTTGTCTGTTTACTTCATTACTTTCTATTCTTGATTCGCTTTCTAATACTTGTTGCTTCATATTAGTTAAACGCTGTATTGATTCTGCAATTCCTTGTGTATTTCTTACTGCCTCTCTTTCATCTCTGTTAAGTGTTAATGTAGTTAATGCACTTTTATATCTATTATCTATTAACTTTCCTTCTAAATTAGCAGCTAATTGACCTTCTATAAATGGTAATCCTTTTGCATTTTTTAAATTGTCTATTTCCTTTCCAGCTGTATCTGCGTCTACTCTTGCTTTGTTAGATCTCATTAACTCAATATTTTCTCCAGCTACCTTTGTTTGTAAATACTGGTCTACTATTTGTCCGAAATTAAATGCCGGTGCTTGTGGGTTCCATGCTTTGGCGTCTGTTCCTCTTATTGGAGCTGATACATTGTTAGGTCCTCCTCCATATATTAAATGGGGGTTTAATCCAGCTTCCTTAAATCTTTGCATTTGTGCTAGTGGGCTATTATATTGGTTTGTTCTTGCCCAATCTGCTAATGCGTCTTCTCTTTGTCTGCCATACATTTTCTCGTTCCATTTCCTTTGCGCTCTGTTCTGTACTCCTTGTGCTATTGCGCTAGCTATTTGTCCTACTACTGGTAGTGCTTGTAATACTCCTGGTATTGTTTGCTGTTGTTGTTCGCCTGGCATAACTTTTGTTTTTAAGTGTTTTCACTAAGTCTTTTTGCTCCTTTGCTAGCTTTGCGTTGTCGTCATACTTCCTTCGCCTTTTTGCTTTTTTCGTCGCTTTTTGACTTTAGTGTCAATAAGCACTAATATATCAAGGGTTGATTAGTGCTTATTTGCTGCGCGCTTCGCTTGCGTTCCGTTAATTTTTCAGCGAAACAAGTTTCGCCAAAAAATAAACGTTGTTTAGTTTTGTGTTTGATTTTCATCTTGTACATCTGTAATTGTTGTACGTTTCTTTGCTCGTTTCTTTTCCACTTCCTGTTTAACGCGGTTGTTAATATCTTTTAATTCTTGTTCTGCTTTTTCGCGTAATTCTTCAATTTCTGCTAAATCTAATTTTTGTGGATCTACATCGAATCCTTCTTCTCCTTCCCAGATAGGGGTTTTTTGTCCTTCTAGTGGCAATCCTTTTGCATAGCGAATAAGTAATTCGCGTAGGGTCATTGATTGGTCGGGTACTGTTTTACTTTCGCCGAAATTTCCTTGTCCTTTGTAATTTTTCTTTAAAGTACTTGTTGCTTTTTGGCTCATAATTTTGCTTTTAATGCTTGTTGTTTAAATGGTTTTTGTCTTTCTTTTGATTTTTTTGCCATTCTTCTAAAATCGTTTGCGGTTTCTTCTGCTTGTTTATAATAGTACAAATCGCCATACTTGTCTTGTAATTCATCTACCTGTTTTTGCGATTCTGCACGCATAAATACACCTATCCTAAATTTTTGTCCTTTATCGTATAACTTGTCTTTATAATATCTGGGCATAGCTGCTTTTTTGCCGTCTTTAAGTGGTAAATAAACTTTATTTTCTATGTTTCCTTTTGTGTGCCACTTGACCATGTTTTCAGTGAGATATCCTGCACCCAGTCCTTTAGACATGAGTGCGAACTCTTTTTGTCTGTCATCCCCATTAAATTGGGGTATTTTCTTGTCTTTGCTAATATACTTAAGAGTATAGCCAACACTGGCATCACCAACATCACCAAAATGCACGTTACCAAGAGTAATATCATTGAGCTTCCAAGCATTTTCTACTATTTTAGGGTTTGCGTTGAATAAGATTATATGATAATGTGGTCTTTCTCCTGTATCTCCGTATTCTCCTACTGCGTAATAGCTAATTTTTTGCTTTGTTAGCTTTCTAAGCCTTTTGAAAAAATCTTGTACATCCTTTTTAACAAGTGTTTCAAAGCCGTTTTTAGATTTCTTAATGTGTTCATCATTGTAAGTAAGAGTAACGAAGTGAGCAGAATTGCTCTGCTCACTTTGTTTGTTTAGTCTAAATGCCCATCCTGATACTCTGCGTCTTACACATGCGGGGCAT